ATGTTTTTAGCAGGTGAGAAAATAGATGCTGATACACGATTAACAAGAGAGCAACGTCACGAATGGATTGATTACAAAGTGGATTTAGAATACGACTATAATTTAGAAGAACTTATCGTCAACGACAATATTCAACTTAACATTGGTACCGCAAGAGATACGGAAAGCATTTACATCACGCTTGATCACGAAGAGTTGGAAGAACAATACGACAGTAAACCTTATACAATCTCAATCCGCAATCATGACGTCAAATACGATTTTGCAACTGATTTAGGTTATGAAGTTATCTGGATGGATGAATATAGTGATTTTGATGAAATCGTAGAAGAACTAAAAAACCGCATCGCAAAAGCTGAAACATATTTAATAGATCTGGAAAGCAAATTGGAGGATTAAGAAATGAGTAAAGAAAAAAACCTCAATATAAGAATTGATGAAGAATTACGCGAAGCATTTAAGAAGAAAGCACACGATAACGCTCAAACGCCATCAGCACTCATTAATAAGTGGATTAAGGAATATGTAGAAAAGCCCCCGCAATAGCGAGGGCTCTAACCAATTGATTAAAATTCGTCAGGTAACAACACTTTTGCAGCCATAAAACTCAGATTTCCACAATTCTCACAAGCAACCCCAAAGCTAGGGACGCTTTTTTCGCCCAATTGGACACTATAAGGATCATCTTGTGGATCTTGCCGAAAATATCCATCCAATACAGTGAAGTATTGATAACCGCAACGTTCACAACTCTTGTCGGCTCCTTTGTCATTAATAGCTTGACTTATTTTCTTTTTCATTTCTTCGGAAAAAGCCAATGATTTCACCCCCTTTTTTTTACATAATTCTACAAAAAAGAGGGTTCTCCTTTATTTTTTAATATTTTTAATGGGGGTGTAAATATATAATTCTTCTCTGCTTTTAGTGCTAATGCTAATCGGTGTGTAAATATACAACGATTCATTAGTATTAACGTTAATCATCAGTCTCACTCCTAACTATAAAATAAACACTATTTTTCTGTAGCATCTTTTGTTTTCTTGATTTGCTTTAATGCTTGATGGCCAAAAACAGCTGCACCAGTAATTAAAACACCCTGAACGACTGCATCTACATTCAATCCTAATAAAAATAGCGACAGGCCTAAGCCGATCGCTAAAAGAATTGCAGGAATAAATTTATTTGGTACGATCTCCATCTGTTTAATCATTTTGCCTAAGATCATGAGCACTGGAATCAAAATCAGCGCTTTCTCAACTACATAATCCATAATCTCCATTATAGAACCCCCTCTAATTTATCTTTTGTATTCGGACCATAAACGCCATCTACTTCATGTGGTAAGTGGACCTTCTGGAAACGCTCTACAGCGTCTTTTGTTTTTGGCCCATAAATGCCATCAACCGCACCAACTTTAAAGTTAGCAGCGTTTAATGCTTCTTGGATTTTTTTGATCGCGCCACTTCGATTACCCTCACGATAAATGCCATTCGGCAAATTGTGGTTGCTAGATGTTTGATTATTTAGGGCTTCACGAGTATTTGGCCCAACGATCCCATCAATCGTAATACCTGCTTTTCTCTGCAGGCTCTTAACAGCTTTTTCTGTTTCGTCGCCAAAATGGCCATCCGCTCCATATTGCGGTAGTTCTTCTCCTGCATCTAGCAAATCGTTTTGCAATTTTTCAACTTTGTTTCCTTTGTCGCCTTTTTGCAATAAATCACTATCAGACGATTGATTAGAAGAACCTTTGAGCCGAGCACGCACATTATCCATATTGATGCCTGGGCAAGTAGTTTGTGCACTAGCAAATTCATTGTGTCCAATCACATCATTGACGTTCAATTCAAACACTTCCATCGCACGCTTAGCACGCTCTTTAAATGTTTGTTCTTGCGCTTTGGTAAAGTCACCATTACCAACAAGGCAAATATGATAGCTCTCAGTGTTATGGCCACCTACACCATTCGTAATCACGTTTTCATCATAGTTAAGCTGAACATCGCCATCACGTAAAATGACTTCATGATAACCACCTGTTTGCCAACCTTTTGATGTCCAATAGTCCTCGAATTTAAAAACGTCACCACTCTCAGTTGCTGAATGGTGACGCACAATAAAGTTAACTTGATCTAATGAGCGTTTGTCCTGGCCGCCCATTGTTTGATTGCGTAAGTCTTGCATTTAAATCACTCCTTATATTTAGTAGGAATTTCCTCCCTTCTTGTCGAAAAGTCGTGTTAGAAGGGAGGTGTAAAGATATGCCTGAAAGTTACCAAAGTTTAGTTACTCAAACTTTTCAAGCACATGGTGTCGATAACAAAGAATTAGAAAATGCGATCACCGACATATTGAACCATGCACTTGATTCTCGAGAATTGTCTAAAAGAATATGGGAAGATGTTAAAGAACGAATTGATCGAGAACAGCGAGTTAGAGATAGTTTTAAATAAGCTCGTCTAGTTCATTGAGGGTTTCTTTAAAAAACGAAATACTTTCATCAAACTGTTTTTTAGATGTTGCTCGTTGTTCTTCTTCGAGCGCATCTATTTTCTTCTCAACTGTCTCCATTCTGTTCGATAACATGAAAATCAAATCTTTCATAACTTTTTCTTTTTCATTCATAGAATCACTATGATTAGTTTTTATAACTATGCTATCTGCAAACTGCTTAACTTCACTCATTTTTAGCCTCCTTGTACTATAATTAAGCTCAACAAAGCCATTAAAATAGCGCCTATAATAAGGCGCAGGATCCATGTTGTATTATCTTTAATTGATGTGATATCGTCTTTCATGTCTTTGATATTACTTTCTGCGACTGAAATGCGTGTTTCTACGTTCGTTACTCGGCTTTCAATCTTTTCAACACGCTTGTCTATTCGCTTGATTTGTTCGTTATTGTACTGCTCATTCATTATTTACCCCCTAAAACATAATAAAAAAACGCTTATTCAGCGTCGTTTTTGAGTTTATCTAATTCATTTTTCAATCGCTCATTTTCTTCTCTCAAGATCGCAATCGCACGCTTATCTTTGATTGATTGGTCTGATAGTTGCTGTGCAAATTGATTCGATAAATCATCTAAGATTTTATTGACGTCTTGACTCATCATGCAACCTCCTCAACTTGTTCTAAATAAATATCTTCATAACCCTCACGCTTACCGTAAATCCAGCAAGCAACTTCTGTATTATCATCTGCTACATATAATTTAAAGCGCTGATTTTCACGTTCTAAAATACGAACTTGACCACCATTTTGAACGATTGGAAATACTGAATAGCCGTTAATGGTTTCAGCGAATATATAATTCAAATTAACCCAATGCTCACCTTGATCAAGCGTGACTTCAATCACATCCATAAAACGCACATCTGGCGCTTCCACTGCATACATCTTACGATTGCCATAGTTTTCAGTTTCCACAATCGCTGACTTTGAGCCTGTTGCGTTCATGTCGCCGACAATGCGAACCTCATCACCAATGTTATTCGATATATAGAAAACGGTATTGCCCGTTGAACCATAGCCAAAATAACCTAACCGATCACTGTTTGCATCAATAAAGTCAACATAAGTGGTTGCTGACGTGCCCGTTCCTTCTGATTTAAGATTAAAGCTTGAACCACTTCGTTCAATTGTTAATTTAGCTTGGACATCTAAATCGCTTGTTATAGGGCTCATTGAAAGTTCAGCAGCTGATAAAATAAGTTTATTTGTTGAATGAATAGTTAATGGAGCATCATCAGATTCCTGCAATCCTATATAATTCTCACTGCTATTATCGTTCGGGAAAAACCATAGAATAGATGGGGCTGGCTGTGACCATGACTGACCTTTCGTGTTAATACCGATTCTTATCTCATCGTTACCGTCAACAACATACCAACCTGCGTCATTAATGCGCACATAACCATCTTCACCACTTGAAGCTGTAAACGTCGAACCATTAATATCAACACTTTCAATAGTGCCTGCTACTAACTTCCCATCAACTAGACTTTTAAGTTTGACTGAATCAATTTGATAACTTGGGTTGTTACCATCATCCATGATTCGTATCGTTGGTTGTACATAAAAGGCACCGTCAGGCACTCTGCCCGTCACGTTGATTTGTGTCCATTCATTGTGGCTAAAATCATTTGAGTAAAACCACGTTGTACCTTCATAACCAACAAAGTTGAGATCCTCATCCGCGAAACGCAACGAAACAACCATGTCATTGTGTGGGCTGTTCCCTGTTTTGATAACATGAGTTGAAAACTGATATTGTTCTCCCTCTTGCACAACAATCGCGTCAGCGCCACCTAAATAAACACGAGCCTCATCACCTGCATCAACGCCTGTACATTTTAATGATGTTTTACCTGTGTGACTTTTATTATTATCTAACGTCCATGTTCCTCTCTGTAAACTGTGAGGGCTGATATTATTCAAGAAGTTAGGGTTTTCTAACATGTTATCGAAGTTACCAAGTAGCAACTTTTCAGATGTTATTTCTCTGGATGAAATTTTAGGTGCTGTAACAGATCCGTCTTTCAAAACAAGATTGCCTTCACTTACTTCTAAGTCACCCTGTATAGCAACTTGTTCTACATCAATTTTTAAATTCTCTTCTGATAGATTAATAGAACCTATTACACCATTTTTTTCGACACGTAAGTCAATCTCGTCAGACATGACACTCAATTCGGCTGTATGGTTATCGACAGTACCTTCTAGTGTGTCAACACGACTACTTTCCGCTTTTAATTCGATTTCATCACTCATAACTGATAATTCAGTGCTATGGTTGCTAACCGTACCCTCAAGTGTATCAACCCGGCTACTATCCGCTTTCAATGCGATAGCGTCCTCGTTTTGACCGATTAATGTGCTGTTGCTTTGAATATCACTAATGACGCCGTCCATATCCGAGTCATATTGCGTAACACTAACTTTGTTTGATAGCGCATTATCAACTTCGGCTATCGTATAAGAACCGACTTCGCTTGCGTCCGTTGGCGTGGCTTTAACCCAGCCCGAACCGTCATAACGTTTCATCACATTTGGTGATTGTGACGTATCAAGCCATAACATGCCTGTATTTGGGTTGCTCGGCTCGGTATCTTGCTGTGGAATCTCGCCTTGTTTTAGCTGCAACTGACCGTCAACGTATTCAACGCCTGCTTTAGCGCTTAGGTCGTTTGCAATTTCGTCCATTTTCGTGTCGTATGCCGTTTGTGCGACGGCGTAGTTTTGAGCGTCTGTTAAGGCTTGGTCGCTTACGGTGTCGGCGTGATTTTTGGCGTTTTGCTCAGCATTATCCGCTTTGTTTTGCGCCCCTTGCTTGTCCTCTATAGTGCTAGACGGTCGACCATCGACGTTTGATGTGTCTTTCGACGTATTTTCGCCTGTAACGTCTCCAATTAATATCCAATCACTCGAACTGAACGAACCGCTAGTCGATTTACTAACGGTAGAGCGGTAAATAGAGCCGTTGTTATCCCATAAATCGCCTTTATCGTACGGCGTGTTTGGTTGACTAACGAACACTCTGCGTTTACTGTCTGCTGTGTCTTGTGCTTCACTAGCGTCTTGTAAGGCTTTGTTAATCCCTTCATCACGAACTTGAATCCATTCATACGTTCCGTTGTTTTTAGCAAAACGGTAGGAGTACCCTGTGTCAGTATCGTAGAACAAGTCGCCTACGTGTTTATCTTTTTCGTTATCTGTCGTCCATTGTGACGCAGGCTCGTTACTTAGCGTCGGTGCGTAGTTTTTGAAGTGCGACGTGATTTGGTTGTCAATTTGCGCTTGAATGTCGGAAATATCGCTATCGTATTGCGTCGCTTGAACGTAATTTGTTAATTGAGTGTCCGTATATGCTTCAGCTGCTGATTGTGCTTCACTTGCTTTTGTTTCAGCGTGTTGCTTGGCTTCTTGCAAGTTAGCTTCGGCTTGATTGATACGCGCTTGTTCTTCGTCTGATACAATCCCGTCTGCATAAGCTTCAGCCTCTGTCTCAGCCAAATTAGCTTTTGCAAGTGCATACTCTTCTGCTGCTGTTTGCGCTTCATTGGCCTTTTGTTTTGCGTCAGCTTTAGCATCTTCTAATGCGTTACTAGCTTGCACTTCTGCAAACGTCTTGCCATCTTCAAAAACCGTTTGGTCTTTACTATCAATCGTGGTTTTATCATACGTTTCAGCAGCGTCAATTTTTTTAGCGATTTCAGATTGCAGTTGCTTCCAAACGTTTTGTACTTCTTCTTCCGTTAGCTCTGTAAAGTCACCAAGCTTCACTTTTTTAGCTGATTTATCTACGATCGATCGTTCTTGTTCAAATATCCGCGCTTCTAAATAGAGGGGCGGTTCAAATCCAGTGTCTTTAATTTTGATCGTGTCGCCGAATCGAAAACGCTTGTTTTCTAAGCCTGGCACATGCTCTAAATCGACAATGTCAGCCTCAAACTCAACAACGGCATTAATACGCTTGTTAAGTTCAGTGCGTGTGTATTGTTCTAATTCACTTTCTGTCATGTCTTGGCGTGTCGATTGAGGTTCATACGTGCCAATTAAGTGTTGCAGGTTCCCGTTTTTGTCACGTCTTCCCCATCTTTTTAAAGCGTCTTGATCTTCCACTGTCACTTCTAAACGACTGCCGTCTTCTCTTTCAGGCCCAATACCAACTAAAGCTGTGTAAACATTATCAGTACGTTCTGTACGTTTAATGCTTGCTAAATCTTTGCCTGAAGTGACTTCTCTGCCCTGCCATTCTCCGCGACGTTTTAACAAATCAACATAACGCGCTACGACACGATTGCCATCAGTTACAATACGAAACCTTAATTCAGCGTCAAATTCGTTGGCAATCGTTTTCAAAAATGCGAACGGATTACGATGGCTTTCAACGTTGAATGTGCGAACGTTTGTGATTTCAATTAAGCCTGGTTGCCATTCGGTTCCGTCGGTAGCATGCCCAACCATCTGTGTAGCTGACTGGGCATTGAACGTTTGCGGATAAATAATCGCTTGTTTCTTGAGCTCTAAATAACTAGCTTTCGCATAAACTTCAGATTGTCGATTAATATCTTTAATCACTTCATGCATAATAAATTCTCGATATTCACCGTCTTCACCAGGTATAATCAGCCGATTACGCTTTTCTAAATACTGACTAAATCGCTTGTTGGCAAATGTGGTGAAATCAAACGTTTCAAGCTTATCTTTTAATGACTGCTTATGCACGTCTTTTCTAATGTTTTGCTTAGTTATCACATCTAAAATTTCGTCGTTTTGACCGCCTAAGATGTGAATTTGTGACATATTATCACCCCCTTACTTATAGGTTGGTCTATACTTAACTATGCCATCTAAGTCATCAGGCAACGTTGCCAACTCATTCTCACCTAGTGGCAATTCAAAATAAGAAGCGCCAAAGTTTTTCAAATCAGTTGCATCTTCACCATTGATATAAATCGATTCTTCGTCATGATCGAATAGGATTTGATCGCCTTCTTGTGCGATGTATGGTGTTTCGTCATCAGCTAAAACGGTTGATTCATGCACACGCAAGCCTAGGATTCGCATCGGGAAAACGTCGTGATTTTCGTATTTAGCAAAAAATAAAACGACCTGTTCGATTGGTCGTTGGAAATCACTATTATCATCTACAATATCTGACGTGTGTTGCGCATGTTGCCGACCATCACGCACTTGCCACGTTTTAGCGCTGAACCTATCCCCTTCTCGTCTTAATCGAATATTCAAAGAGCTATCGTTAAATACCTGCGATTCTGAGCCAGTATCGCCTTGATAATCCATCACACGATGGCGCGCCACATTTTGACCATCATTCATACGTGCTAATGCACGTACATTTTTAGAATTAGCGCGAGCGTTGATAAGGCCTAATGAACATACGATGTCACCTTGGTCGTCTAAAAAGATGGCCATCACTTTACCTGGATGACCATTGTTATAAACCACAGCGCCTAATGTAACTGAAAAATCTTGAATAGGCTTTGAGAGTGATGTTTTAACAGCAGGGCCATACCAACCTGATTGACTAGATCCATAACTATCAGGTATAAAAGCCCCCTCATCAACACTTATTTGACTTCCACTAACAGTTCCACCTGTTACCTCATCGTTTAGAAACTGCCCTTCTGTCATATGCGACCAACCTGTTAACGTGTTCATGAACCAACGATCGACTTCTGGATAAGGTTCTTTGGCAATACTGTCAACGTCGATAGGTCGGCCAATCATCATATAATCATCACCATTACTAACCATTGCGAACGTAATTGGAGCTAATACATCATATTCAAATGTCGGTTTAGCCGCTTGTGTGCCTTCCACATTGATGATCGTGCCTTGACCAGTTAGATCTGCTTCAATTTCTGGGCCGTATTTGTAAGGTTCGCATAAAAACGTAATCGTACCTTCGCGCAACGTTGGTGCAGGGCGTGAATAATCGCTAATACTTCCTGTCACTCGTCCAATATAGGTTTTACCAGGCACGTTATCAAATTGAATTTCTGCGTTTTCTTGCGTTAATAAAAACGCGTTTAATTCATCAAGTAATTCTTGCTCATGTTCTTCATCGCGTACTGTAAAACCAATCGGTTGGTCAATCTGTTTTAACTCAACATTGGTTTTACCTAAGTGAGCGCCATCTTTGCCTGGTGCGCTGACCGTTTCAATATCATGTGGCGCGAATGGAGCTTCTTGACGACCGCGTAACAAATACAACCATTCTTTACGCTCACCATTGATTGTTAATGTTTTAGGCAAATTCATCCCTCACTCTCTGTTCGCGGTTTTGAAATTCAGTGATGTGTTTGTAAGTTTGTCTACCGACTTCGCGACCGTCCATCTGATTGATAACGGTTGTATAAACGACAGCTTCACCTTGCATAGATTGATTATTTAAACTGTTAACCACACGATTTGCTTCACCTGGTGCACTAACTCCAGAAGCATAACCAGGAATGTTATTCATAGCATCAATCATGCGCTTGGATTCTTGGTGTGTGAAGACTTCTGTTCCTCTTGGAAGGTCATACATGCCTGCGTTTAAAGCTGTCCATTGATTACCGTGTCGTGCTAATTCCCAACCTTCTTCACCAACTATAGCTGGTCCGCCTGGGTGGTAGTCTGTTCCTTTTGCATACTGTGGGCTTATCGGATTAACACGTGCTTGTAACGGCATTGTTAAACGTTGTCTAAACGCAGCTAAACCTTGAATTTGTGGTTCAACCGTAACACCTAACGGATTCATAAGTTCTTGTCTAAACTCAGGAATAGTAGGCGTACTTGTTAAACCAAGATCTTTCTGAATATCTTTAGCGAGTTCTGAATTATAACCTTCTGCCGTGCCAATCATGTCGTATATTTTATCTTCAGCTGTTTGCAGGTTTAAGATTTGGTTGTCAATTTCGCTAACGCCATCTTGAAATTCCTGTGTCATTCTTTCAGCAGGTCCTGCATTTTCTATCATCTTTTGTTTTTCTTCTTCTAATTTGCTTATTTGATTACCTATGATTTCCTCAATATTGCCGTTTTCCACAGCTTGATTAGCAACTTCTTCTGAAATACCTGCGTTGACTAACCGTTGTTCAGATAATCGCGCAATAACTTCATTGACTTTATCACGCTCTTTTTCACGTTCTTCAATTGTGTTATTCACTTCGTCTGTATGTTTCATTTGTTCGGAAAGCTGATTATTTAATAAGTTGTATTGTTCGTGCGATATTTCGCCTTCTTCACGCAAAAACGCTAACATGTCTTCATTTAATTCTAAACGTTGGTTGACGTTTTCTAATTCAGCATCTGAAATATCGGTTTGTTGGCGCATACTTTCAAGTTTTTCATTCTCATTCGTGAGCTCTTCTTTCAAGCCTTCAAATGACTTGTCCGATAGCTCTTTTAACCGTTGACGCAATTCTTCTTCATACTCTAGACTTAGTTCTTTTTCTTTTTCCAAATTAGCTATTTCTTGCGTCGTTTCTTGGTATTCATTTAATTGGTCTAACATTTTTTGTTCAAGCTCACGCGTTGCTAATTCCCGTAATTGATCATTGTACTCACGCATTTCATCTGCTGAACCAGCAACACGTTCGCCTTGTTCTGTAATTTCATCGGTTGCGCCTGGTAATTTCTCAACTAATGTTTCATTTAAACCAACCATGTCGTCAAGCTGATCATTCGAAAACCCAGATTTCTCACGAAGCTCTTCCATTTCATCTTTAATGTTTGAAATTTCTTTATCGCTTTCTGCTTCGCCCAATCTTGAATTCAAATCAATATAACGTTCGAATTCATCTTGGGATAATTGTGATTGACGCTGTAAGTCTTCATATTTATCAATTAACTCGTCATTTGCTTCTTTTTCTTTTAACTTAGAATCAATTGTTTCTAACGATACTTCATTAGCATCTTCGCTGCGTTTCTTGAGAGTATAAACACCCGCAGCTAAAGCGCCAACACCACCTACCGCTAAGCCGACAGGACCACCCATACCCATCGCACCAATACGACCGAGTAGACCAGCGCCACTTGAACGACCTAACACACCAGCTAAAGATCCGCCTGTTCGAACAATACCCCCTATTGCTGTGGTCAAATTACCAGCCACAAGAGCAGCAGGACCGATGGCCGCCGCAAAGGCACCCATCTTGATAATATTCTTCTGCGTGTCATCTTCTAATTCACCGAATTTTCTAGCTAAGTCTGTTCCTTGTTCGATTAAATCGGTAACAGGTGGCAATAAATGCTCAGCTATTTCTATACCAGCACCTTCAGCTGCTGAACGGAATTCACGCAACGCGCCTTTTCCGTTATCTTCCATAGTTTCAGCCATGTCAGCCGCTGCGCCTTCTGAATTTTGTAATTCATCTGTATAGTCGGATAAATCATCAGCGCCACGATTTAATAAAGCCGACCAACCTGCTGTGGACTCAGCACCAAAAATGGTAGCCATCGCAGCTGTTCGTGCTTCTGATTCCATGTCACTAAAGGCACCTTCTAATTCACCCACAACATCTGGAAAATCACGCATATTACCTTCTGCGTCAAAAATATTTAAGTTTAGGTCTTCCATTAAACTAGCCGCTTCACCTGTTGGATCGGATAACCGTAAAATACCTTGTCTTAACATTCGACCTGATCTAGAGCCTTCAATACCAGCATCAGCCATTGTACCAACAGCGGCTGAAAGACTTTCAAAGTTGATATCTAAATCGGCCGCAACAGGTGCTACGTTAGCCATAGCTTGACCCAAACCATTAACATCTGTATTGGCGCTTGCCGCTGTTGCGGCTAATGCGTCAGATACACGACCTGCTTCACTCGCTTTCATATTAAAACCACTTATGATATTACTGGCTATATTAGCCGCTTGACCTAATTCCATGTTTCCACTTGCTGCTAAATCTAGTAGGCCTGGCATGGAATCTAATATTTCGTTCGTTTCAAAGCCTGCTCTTCCTAAGAACTCCATACCGCTTGCGGCTTCCGTTGCACTGAAACGTGTGGTTGAACCGAACTCTTTTGCTTGATCTTCTAACTTCTCCATCTCTTCATTTGTCGAACCACTAACCGCTTGAACTTGACTCATGCCTTCTTCAAAATCCATACCAACTTTGAGCGCTGCTCCAGCCGCGCCTAAAAGTGGTGTGGTTACGCCCATGGACATTGTGCGTCCAAAAGACGTTATTTGGCGACCTCGGTTTTGCAAACTTTGACCATAACTATCCATGCGTTTTTCGAGTTGTAGCCAAGGATTTTGTTGACGTTCCAACTCTGACGTGATGCCTTTTAATTGCTCTTCGGTTTTATTCATCTCGCCTAACGCTTTGTTGTAAGCCGTTCGAGCGTTTTGGGTTTCCTTAGAGTTGTCTCCAGTCGCTTTTCGACTTTCTTCATATCGTCTTTTGAGAGTTCTAACTTGTTGTTGTTGTACTTCTAGCGTACGATTCAACACATCTTGCTTCCCTCTAAGTTCATCGACTCCACGCGCAAAACCAGTGCCAGAAGAGGTGACCGCTTTTTGTTCTTGTTTCAAGCTTTTAAGTTGCCGATTAACGCTTTGTATTGATTGTTGAAATTGTGCACTATCCAAACTGATCTTTGTGCGTAAAGCACCTACTTCAGCCATGCCGTCACCTCCCTAGAATAATCTGATGTCATCAATGTAGGTTTTCTCTGGCTTGCCTAGATCTAAATAAAAATGGATGTCCATCTCGTCAATTTGACCGAGTGTCCATCCATCTTTTAATAATCGCTTATAAAGCGGTTTGATTAAGTCTTTTTTAATTGTTTGAGCATTTTCTTTAAGGGAAGTGCTGACCTTATCAGTGTCAGCTACTCCCCCGCCTCGTTTCCCTTTTTTAATTCTTCTGGCGTTTTCCCAGTACGCACGTAAGCAAATACATCATCAATGGTTGATATCACTTTGTGTGAAGGAATGCCGTCATAAAATTGATTCACGTCGAATTGATTGCCAAACACGTCACAGACAAAACCGATTAATTCGTCTGCTTCTTCTAAGCCGATATTTGTGTAATCAATCTTCTCATCAAATTCCATTAGTTGACGAAAGTGGCGACCAGAGACGAATGCTGTTGTGAAAATCTTGGTTTCGCCGTTAAGTTGTAATTCTAACTTCATATATTACGCTCCCTTAAACTTGTTCAGTTTCTTCATATGGCGCATCGAACCAAGAATCGGTGATAGTTGCATCTACGTTGTCATCATCCTCATCGACTTGCGCTCCGAACTTTCCATCCGATTTACGTGGCAGAAAACGCCCCTCTGTGGTTGGTGTTTGGAAAGCTGGTGTCTCTTGTTTCGTCTCATAGTTGATTTCTGGTGGTGTGAATTTTCCGCGATATAAGACTGTATAGCGATATGAACCATTGGCTTTTTCCGCACGGAACATAAGCGCTAAGTATGGCGGTCGATCATCTTGGCTATCAACTAAAGCACCGTCATTATTAATTTTCTTTCCATAAATATCCGATTGAACTTCGGGTGACAAATCATCTGTGTTGACTGATACAGTTGTAACCCCGCGCGATTCAGCCGTTTCGGCAACCCCATCATCTGAACGTAAATCAGCACTATTAAACGTAGGTTGAATATTGGCAGTCATAGCTCCGCCCATTCGTTTTGGTTCTCCGTATGTTGTACCTGCTGTATCAGTGTCATCCGTAATAATTGCATAATAAATGTCTTTTAAACCAATCGTAGCCATTTAAATTTCCTCCTTTATAATCCAAAACCTTAGAATATAGTGAAAAAGTTTTGTGTCTGTTTCATAATTTTCGTGCTCAAAATTCTTTTTGAACCCCGCTAGCTTCATATACTCTTTAACATCACTCGCTAAACTAGTAGGATCGTATGGCGTAAACACATCAATCTGTATATGGTTTGTACTGTACTGACTATCGTTGTCAGCGTTGAAACCGACTTTCGGCAAATAAAAAAAGCGAATATAAGTCGATTCGCTTCCTCGGTACTCCTGATATGCGATTGGAACAGAGATTGGGGATAGTGCATCAAATATTAAACGGTTTTCCATCAGCTCAACCCCAATACTTTCTTTAAGTGACTGGACATAGCGTTTTCAATCCTTCGTTGGCTTTGATTAAAAGCGGGTCCCATGAAAGGCTGAGCACGCATTTTTGATGTCCCAACTTCTAACATGTGTCCATAATACGCTTTCCCTTGATTGTCTACATAGACTTCAATTTCCCCGTTCTCAACTTCAGATATTTCAATGTTAGCTTTAAGTGTACCGCCATTGACAGCACGTACAGGAGCTTTCTTTTCCGTCGCTTCCTGCATAACTTTCGCACCCTCTTGCAAGGCTTCACTCTCCGCTCCCTTTGCACCATTTTCTAACTTTTGAATTTGTCTTGTCAGTTCAGCCATACCTGAAAAATCGAACTCCATTAACTCACCGCCCTCAAAACAACTGTCATCGTCTCCATTAAACCGTCATCATCCTCAATTGAAATGATTTCGTGTTCCTTATTACGCCAGTAAACAACTAATTCAATGGGTCTCTCTTCGTCAGACAGTTTCTTCTGATAACGAATATGAAACTCTCGATTATGCTCCATGTTGTTTCGAGCCGCTTCATAAAATCGGTCACCTTTTAATGTTGAAAGTTTTCCCCAAGCCTTAGCATATTCAGTCGGTTCGGGTAAAGGATAGCCATTTTCATCAGTCGCGTCTTTTTGCATAAATGTTAAACGTTGCTTTAATTCGCCTGGGTTCATTCTTCATCATCCTCTACTGGATAACAGTATTTAAGTTGCCTGACGATGCTTGCCAAGGAGTATGGAATTTCATAAGCATTATTTCCAATACGGTAAGCCTCACGATTATCATTCCAATGTTCAACCAATAAAGCACACGCTTGATCATATTGCTCTTTCATGTCCTCATTCGTTTCATCAATAGGTCCGACTTCATTTTTAATGTAAATCTTAGCCCTTTCATAAAACTTCTCTAATAAATCATCTTCATCATCATGATCAATTCGGATGTATTTTTTTAAAAGAGTTAGTTCATCAGTGGTTAGAGCCATACAACATCACCTCTCTATCCAAGAAAAAGAGGACGATATCATTCGTCCTCTTGATTCTCTTGCATCACGTCTTGGATGTGATCCATCACACCTTTACGTGCCTTATCTTGTTGTTCAGCTTCAAGCAATGTTTCCAGTGTTTCTTGATCAAGCTCTGCTGTGATCTTTTCTTTAACTTCATTTACGTTACCTTCTAAGGCGGACGGTGATGTGCTTTCTTGACCGCCACCATCTTCATTCGTTGGCTCATGGCTATCATTAACTGGGTTTTGCTGACCATTTTCATCCACAAATTCAGAAGCGAGAAATCCTTTTTGTTGAATTTCTTTAACTCGTTCATCACTGCCATCATAGACAGCACCTTTGTTATAAACCTTTTTCGTGTTCTTATCTCTGAAACGTTTAATGACTTTCGCTTTCATGATTAATCATCCTCCTCATTAAAATTTAAATTATGCTTCTGGTGTCGCAACATCAATTTCTGCAAAGACAACTGCTTCATCATCCCATTGCGTTACATCTTCACGCACAATCGCACGGAACTCTGTTGTGTTTGAGCGCCAAGCTTGGCCACCAACTTTCGTCATATCAATTGATAGTTGTTGACGGTCCCATAACACAATGCCTTCATCAAGTACACCAATGATAAACGGTGCCATTTCAGTACCTGCCGTTTCGTCGACTACTGTTGAAATTGTTTTGTTAGATAGCACGACAATAGGATGAGCACCCGCAAATAATTTACGCGTAGGCTGTGTTGGATCTGGTTGTAATAGTGGACGACCATTGTCATCTTCTAACTGATCAAGGTAGTTAAAGCCATCTTGGTTTGTATAAATAGCCGCTTCTTGCGCAAAGGATGGATCTAACGTCACATTGAGTGTTGTCTTAATACCACGGTAATCATTAAGCGTTTCTTTTGTAAGACTATTAATCTGTTGCAAGATTAAGTGGTTATCTGTTGCTTTCGATTTCTTAGAGATCCAACGCACAAGATAATCTTCTAGCGCTTGATCTGTGTCATTCAACACGCTATTCGGAACTGGTAAAAATCCAGCACGATCTTCGATATCGTAATCTAAACGATCGAACTTAGGTGAATCCATTTCTGCCATCGCATCTGGATCACCATACTCGGACAACGGCTGTAACGGTGTGTGTTCAGCGCGGCGTTCGAGCGTTCGAGAACCTTTATTTGTTGATACAGGTTGAACATTAACGTATTGACGTAAATCATCATTCGTTTGACGTAATTCATTAATACGCGTTTGAATATCTTCTGGAATAATATATCCGCCATCTTCGCCCGAATCAGACGAAACACGCGCTTTATATTTTTCCAATTCATCCACTTCATCTGATGTTAAGCTTTGACCACGAACCGTTTTGAAGAATAACGCTTTGTATTCATTGTCTTTCTCGCCCTGCGGTTCTCCACCCAACTGTGTACCGCGTTGTTGCGGTTGAGGTACTTGAAGGTTGTTGAAATCATCTTGAAGAGCGAGGAAGTTGTCTAAATCACTCTTCGCTTGTTTAGCTTCTGCGAGTTTAGCTTTAGCTTCCTCATATTTTTTGTCATCTTGAAGCGTTTGGGCTTCCGCTTTTAAATCCGTTACCTGCTGACGCAGATCTTGTTCGTGTTTTGTCATTCCTGCACCACCAGCATCCATTTTGACTGCTAGGACATTAGGATTTGATCGTAACGATTGTAGTGCATTGTCGATTTTCATGTTCCCGTCCCCCTTTTTAAAACACTCTGTAATAAACGTTGCTAGTTTCTGTTTGATTGACATTTTCATCATCCTTCCTAAAGCTGAATATAAAAAATAGACCTTACAATGATAGTAGGTCTATCTCGTTCTGGATTTTAAGTTTGTCATCTCGATCATCAGTACTATTTAATTCCTGTTGCCATTGATTAATAAATTGTTGCTTTTGTTCGTTCGTCATATTGGCAACAACTAAGGTATTGTCATCTTGATCGGATGGCAATAATTCTCGTGGTGTGTTTTCGTATTTTTGCAATACGTCACGCGAACTTGCAGCATATTGTTTTGATTCAATCACTTCCACATTAAAATACTTAGCTGCGTCTTCACCATTTAACCACGTTTCATCATCCATCATTTGTTTGATAGTATCCATCTGGACACCTTCTCGAAGATTATCTTCGTAAATTTTAGTCAAACCAGATTCAATCGTATCTAGGTCTTCCGCTAATTTCCTGAAATCATTAGCATTACCAATAGCAATTGTTAGTGGTTTATGGATCATCATAAAAGCGTTTGACGGTATTTGAATTGTATCGCCTACCAACGCAATAGAAGAAGCCATCGATGCCGCAACGCCATCAACGTAAACATGCTTTTTCGCTTTATTTCGGCTCAGCATATTATAAATAGCCAATCCGGCAAATACGCTTCCACCAGGACTATTAATATAGATGTTTAATTCATCTAAACCATCGACCTGGTTGAGTGCGTTGAGCACATCATCTGGCATCACATCCGCCTCATCAAACTTTAAATCGGTATTGTCTACAATCTCACCATAGATATAAAGATCAGCAGATTTGTCGGTGAGGTTCTTAATCGTCACTAACTGGTTGTGTTTTTGAGCAGGCACTGTAGCATTCATAAATACAGGCATACGTTTACTATTCATCTCCCTCACCCCCTTTCAAGCCAGCTCGAGCTAATTGGTAATCATCAGCAATATCAAGTGATACATGGTTTAAATCCACACGATGTTGGTCACCACCTTCAATCGCATTCCGATCTTCTAACTCTCTCACTTCATTAATTGAATAAGCGCCGATATCCAGCATTGTTTGATAAAACTCAGCTTGCGTCTTCTTGTCAGCTCTCAATAGACTCTCTAAATTAAACTTCAAATAATATCGTTCTTGTTCACGATTCGACAAGGTCTTATAAGCCACTTCTTCTTCATACTGCCTAAGGATTGGACTAAGTGTGTTCTGTATGAAAGACAGACTTTCTTGTTCAATATTGGAATGCGTTGCACGATCCAATTCATTAACCATGTGCAATGGGATATCGAACATCGTTGCTATTTCCGCTTTATCAAATTTCATACTTTCAATGAATTGAGCATCTTTTAAAGGCATCGACGTGCTCTGAAATTGCAAGCCAGCATCTAATATTGCAACGCGTTGTGCGTTATTAATGCCGCTATTCACTTTTTCCCACTCTTCTCTTACTCGTTCTTTAGCATCTTTGTTTAATTGACCAGGCACTTGTAATACGCCACTATGTGAAGCCCCTTGCTTAAAGAATTTCCCTTTAAATTTTTGGGCGGCCTGCGAACTGCCAATCGATTCCCGCGCTGTTTCAATAGGCGGTTTACCTTTTAATCCATCGGTCGACAGCGCTGTTAAATGGATGATATCACCGTCACCAATCTTGACATGATTGCCATCTGGTAAGCGTGTGTAATACCACAACTTATTTTCAACGACATCAAATCGCGGTTCTGTTGCGGAAGGATTTAATAACCACAACGATTGTGGTCGCCCATCTGCACCCCAATCAATATTAATATAAGCGTTACCCCATGAATTACGATGCGTTTCAATTAAGTGTTTGAACTTAAACGGGCTTTGATATGGGTTCGGTCGCGTCTCAATTAGCTTTGATAATTGGTGTTCTTTCTCCCGATCGCGTCCTTTCTCAGTACGTTTAAACATTTGAAATGGTAACATCGCAACAGCATTCGCTTTGATGTTAATACACCGATAAACAGTTGGAATTGTTAAAGCTGAGTTGACTGTTACTTTCTCTCCAGTTGATGCCTCATAACCAAACATTTTCGCAAACCAAGATGATGGCTCTTTCAAATCCGTTGTTTCCGTTTCACTTGTTGCGTTCAGGACATTTCGAAATAACAAACCTTACACCTCCCTTCATCGTTTAGCTAGGACTAAGCCTATTAAGAGAAGAATAAGGCCCAATAGATAATTGCCAATAAGCATATTGATCTCAACAACAGTAATCAAATACGTGTTAACCACAAAGATACCTAGTCCTACAAATATTAAAAAATCCTCTACCCATTTGGTAAAGAATGCTTTAAAAAACGATATAATAAATTCTCTAATTGCTTGCGCCACTTAATCACCACCCTACAAACTAAAGTCATCTGACATGATATAGTCATTTAAATTAACACTATGTTCATCGTGCATCGCTCGACTGAAAGCATTTAGAACAGATGCTAACGGATCAATGCGATCTTTACTCACTTTCTTAGATACCATGATGTTTTCTTGATCATCTATTTTAAGAATAGCGTTACTGATCGCCCATCTTAACACTGGATCACCTTCATGAATAACGTTCCCACTATAAACCTCTTCTCTGAACCTCTTTGTTGGGGTTGAGAGATAAGCAATTCGCTGAGGGATTTCAACCACTTCCACACCTTGATTTTCTAAGCTTTGCGCTAAATGCGCTGCGTTCCATTTATCATAATCAACTTCCGTGTAAGATGGCTTAAAGTAATCAATTAAATCTAAAATCGAATTTTCAACATCGTGATAATTGATAATCTCACCATCAGTAGGTATTAAATAACCTTGGTCAATCCACGTATCGTATGGTTGCTTATCCGTCATCATCTTTTCTTTCAAGCGATCAGATGGAATAAATGATCGCCCTTTTACGTAATACTTGCCATCTTTAGGTATGACAGCTGCAATACTCGTTAAGTCTTCAGTTGCTGACAAGTCAACACCTAGATAAACACGACTACCGCTTAAATCACCAAAAGCCTCTTTCAAAGCATCCCATTTCTTTAAAGCCATGTAGCCATTTTCTTTTTGATCCACCCAACGATTCATGTTCTTCGTTAAGAAAGATCGCATTTTTTCGGGAACAGCTAATGCAACTTTCAATTCACTTCTGAGATATTCTAACCCAGATTCATATGTCGCAACGATCGGATTCGCTTTAATCCAATTCGATTCATCATTAATGTCATCTTCCGGATCCAACTCACAAATTAAAACAAAGTATTCGTCGTTCTCTTCATCTTGATCAGGATCAATCACTTTCGAAACGTATTCATACTCGGTGTAACACGGGCTTGTTAAATCAAAGCCTGCTGTTGTAATAACCGTAATTAACGGATTGGTTCTTGCTGCCATACCAGAGACCATCACATCATAAATCTCACTAGTCTCGTGTGCATGATATTCGTCAATAATGGCAACACTTGGGTTCTTGCCATCACCTGTTTTACGCGCTTCACGTGATAATGGTTGAATAATGGACCCCGTTTTATGATGCTTCACTTTACCGTAGCTGTCCGAGAACTTACCTTCTAATAAGTCACAATCATTCAGCTGTGTCAGAATCTCATCATAGCAAATACTAGATTGTTCACGGCTCCAACCCGCAATGTAACACTGTTCTTTTTCATTGCTTAGGAAACTGATATAGGTTGATAACAACGCTAAGAATTGTGTTTTAGCATTTTTACGTGCCAGCTGTATGAACGCTTTTCTGAAACGTCGCTTGCCATCACTGTTTCGTTTCCAACATAAAATGTTAGCTGCAACGAACAACTGAAAGTCCGTTAATTCAATTGGTTGATTGGCTAAAATGCCTTCCTTGTGCTTGAACATCTTAGCCCATTCATAGAAGTTTTCAAGTTCATCTTTATCAAAATAAAAAGGCGATGAATCATTCTCCAACTTATCGATATCGTTGGAAAAACGTTCAACCGCCCATCTATGTTTACGACCAGTCTTAATTTTGCCAGTCTGTATTTTGTCAATATAATCAAATAATCGCTCAATCAACGTCATACAGAATCACCAAACCGACGTTCCGCTTCGGACTGTGGTTTTTTATCTTCCTGTTTCGGAATAACCAGTTTAAGTCGTGATGTGATAGATAAACCAAGCTCGCTTGCTGCTGACTTGCATTCATTGAATAACTTGTTTTTTACTCGAAGCAGGATTTCATATTGATCGTTGGCCACACGCTTTTTATGACCTTCTTCTGTTTCAACGAGCTCAGCCGGATTTATCTTTTTTAATTCTTTGGCGACACGTATATATTCTGTCCTGGAATCAAGATAACGCGCTAAGCCATCCACATCTAAATTCGAAAAGATCTCTAACGCAATTAAATCTTGCGCAATATCTTCAAACTCTTCCTTCTGCTTTTTGGTTAGATAGCTAGGCGGCTCGACTTTATCAGTGTCAGCTTTCATCCGTTCTTCTTGTTGCTTTCGCTCGCGTGCCTCTTCCTTAGTTATATGATTGGATCGTCCTTTACCTTCAATAACAGATAATGGTAATTGTTTACGCCCTGGCATCCACCACACCTCCTTTCAAAAACGGATTTTTGTAAAATGTTGAGGGCGAGTCGCTTTAGAGATTTCGTTTTCTAAAAAATTAATGGTCGGGGGACCCTTTGTGAAACCTGTTGTGACAGGCATGACACAATGATTCGAGGTTGCCGAGCGTCAATCGAAGCGAATAGTCGACTGCGATCTCGACAATGTGATGCACAACGTTTGCTTGCTTTAAGATACCAGAACGTTTGCACGATTGACATAAACCATTGTCACGATCATAAGCTAACCGTCTTAGTTGCTTCCATTCCTTCGATTGATAAAACGCATTTAATTTTGGATTTCTTTTGTATCGATTATAATCTTGGTGGATTTCCTGTGCGTTTTTCTCGTGGTTTTTGCAGTAGGTTTCCCTCGTTAAATTATTACAACCCACTTCCTTGCAAGGCTTCTTAGCTTTCTGAGGCATATCTCAATCATTTCCCTCATGATCTTTTTTAAGTTGATCCATCATGATTCCTAATTGACCCTTCATTTGTGTGAACTTGTTTTTCTGCTTGGTTGTATGCATCCCTTTTTCTGATAACGTACGAATTTTTCTTTGGAGCACTTTCATAGGCTCGTTCAAATAATAGGATGTATATTGCTTCTGACAATGAGGACATTCAATATAGTGACGTTCAACTTTCTTTGGTAAGTATTGAAATTTCGCAGCGACATCATTTAATTCAAATATTTTTGAGCAACCTAATTCACATTGTATTTTCATGATTGATCACCACCAGTTAACCTATCTATCTCCACATCTGTTAAATTAGGGAACCCTTTATCATCTAACTCATAATACTCAACATTAAATAATAACTTGCCAGGTCTGTCTGTTTTTGTTCTCCAATCAAAACTAACACTAACTTTTTCGGTTATCTCTTTCCCTTCATGGAATACCTTTGGCGCACTTTCCTCATTATCTAATTCAATAACTAGTAATTTGTCTTTGCTCGTTGATTGATGAAGCTCAGACACATTATTTTCTACCGCTTTCCCAACGTCTGTTCCATTCATGCTTATTGTGATTTCCTTGTTAAGCACTTGATCTGCTTTCCGTTCAAATTCAGCAAGTGATTGCGTTGCATTTCTCGCTTCACGCTGCACAGCTTTCAATCCTTTAAGTGCTTCTGAGCAGTCCATATCCAATGTGAATTTCCCTACACTCTTGCTATCCTTTTGTTCTAACCCATTGAACTCCTCGTACAGTTCGATAACATCTGCAATCGTTTGATCTGTTACAGTGTGTAAGTTATACCTCAAATCCCTCTGTCTGATGTACTCGATTACTTCGCGCGACTTATTGTCCGCCATGTTCACCATCTCCTTTAATTAAATTTGTATATAAAAAAGACACCTACATGAGTAGATGTCTTAATATCCTATCTATTCTGTTTAACCTGTCTTTCTTACTCAATTATTTTTCCACCAGATATATTTAAGTACTGGCCTTCTTTTACATTGACAGAATACTTACCATTAAAATTATTGTTTTGAACTATTTCATTGTTGCTAACAGGACCACTCAAAACAGATACATAAGCTTGGCCAACACTTTCGATTGTATACTCACCAGGCTCGATGTCTGTGCCGACCTTATAAAATCCTGATTGTTTATAATCAGACTCATTATTTAATTTCTCATAAAGCTCTTTCGCTCCTGAAACCCCTAATTCTTCTAATTCATCAATCCCAACAAGTATAGCACTAGCTGTAATATTACCAGCATTGTGTACATGAACATAACCGAAGCTATCAAAATTATGATTACCGATTATATTTCCATTTGTGTCTTCTTCTCCATAATACTGCCCGCTTCCAGAAAATCTAACAAAAGCATATTCCCCTTTCGGAATGTCACCTTCTACATATGATCCAGCGTCATAAACATTTTCTTCTTCCATCAATGAAACTAAATCTCTTGTTGTTTTTTCTGCCTCTGTCAGCTCGACAGGTTCTACTTCCTCTGTGCTAGTATCTGTTTCATTGCTAGTTTCAGAGTCTGTTTCTGTATCAGCATCAGTTGTTTCATCTTCACTGTTGTCTGTTTCGGTGTTGTTAGCTGATTCTGTTTGACTCTCCCCTGACCCGTCAGTAGTTTCAGTTTCTCCATTATCACCGCAACCAGCAACTATCGCAGTTAACGTCAAAATCAATAATATTTTTTTCATAGTTCATTATCCTCCCAAGTATGTATTACATAGGATTTTATCACTAATTGGATGATTTTTCTATTATAAATTAAAGACACCTCATGTTGAGATGTTCTATTTTTCTTCAATGACTATTTCTGGACCTTTGACGCTTCTGATATAAAACTCACCTTCAAATGAATAATCATTTTCATTTGGCTCATCTATAAAATCTAAACTGCTGAGAACGGTTTTATTACGAAGCAAACTTATAAACCAATTGATTATTTCGTCATGATCACTATTAATGTATAGTGTTTTATCTTCTTTAATCACTTCACCTGTTCCTTCTATGCTAGAACCATCTACAATCACTTTTGTAAAACGTCCCAATGTAAACACCTCCTCTCATCATACTAACCATTTCGACAAAAGGAGATACTTTCCTGCAAATAATTTAAAGACACCACTCAAATGAGTGATACCTTAGAAGTAGGAGAATAACGAAACAAAAGACGTAATAGCGGATGATTTGATTTTACGATTTGTATATTTTGGTTTATCCGCTATAGTATCATAATAAACGATTCCAGCGGCTTAAAAGTGCCATCATAGTGACAATCTTCGTTCTATACTTTCTCTGGTGTGAAAAGTCACTTTATCTGTGTTGTTTGTAATTGCTAATGGTACGTCCACAAATGTGTTAAAGAAATCTCTTTTAGTGATTCTTCTCAATCCGAAAAACCGTTCTGCTTCTTCGTCTGCTTGCAGTTCACGTAAACATTCTTTATTAATTTCGATCAAAAAAGGTTTCGCCTTGTTTTTCTGCTCATATTCAAAAATCATGTCAAGTAAATAATCACATGTCACGTTATCACCTCAAACTTTATTATACTAATTTCTATTTCCGTTCATCATGTCTTTGATTTCATCCTCAATATCCGCAAACGACATTAAGTAATGAACAGACATTCTAGTTTTTGAATGAAACCCATGACCATTGATTAAATAGATGAAATCAACTTCTGCTTCTTCGTCAGCAAAATACACTAACGTTTCACCATCAGCCTTCAATGTGCTAAAATCTCTATTGATATTCGTTACAATAACTTTTTCTACCTCCACCCTAACACCTCATTCGTTAAATGTATGATCTCATCACGCCATCTTATCGCTTGTCGTCTGCTTACGTTCAACTCTTCCGCTATGCCATCCCACGTAAGATTACGGTTTTTACTCCAAAAGCGCACACGTACCAATTTCTGATGATGATGTGGTAATGCTTGATAAACCTGTTCAATGGCATCTGTCACTTCGCATAAGTAATTAAGTTGTTTGTTTGTCGTAAGACGCGTTGCGATTTTTTCTGTTGGACTACTGGGTTCGAATGTTGATTTATTTCCTTCAATCACAAGCCGTTCATCATCCGTTTGTTCAATATGTGGGTTATGAATCTCTTCACGCAGCATAGCAATTTCTTTCAATGTCTGGTGATAGTTAAACCACTCAGCCTCTATTTTCTTAAATGTTTGTTTTGATAGTTTGATCGCTTGTGCCATTTAACCACCCTTTTATTGCTCAATGCATTTAATCTCAACTATTACCCGCTTCATGCTGGTAAAACTCTATAAGCTCTTGACGTTTCCGCTTGCGCCATTCTCGTCCTTCTTTGGTGGAGTCTGCGAAATCATGGCATGTTCCCGTGTTAACAGATGGCCCACATAATAGAACAATATTAGTTGGATCATCACCTGGTCCAACATGGCTCGCTTGTTCTAAATGAGCCATTTGAAACATCCAAGGATTTGTAATTCCGCATCGTTCGCACTTTCCACCTGAACGACGTTTCACTTCTTTTCTCACTTTAGCTGTAATACGTGTTTTATCTTTTTGTTTCCTGCTTTTACGTTTACCCAGCTGTTGTTCTTTCGTGTACACCGCTTCACCACCCTACATCAACTTAATTAATTCAATAGCATGATAGGCTTTAGACTCTGCTTGTCTCTGTTGTTTAGATAGTGTCTTGTATCTTTCATACGCATTGTCCGCTTCATGTTGATACCATTCTCTATCAGCCTCTAGTTCTTTGATGTCTGTTTTGAGCTTATCGATCTGTACTCGTAAGTCATTTATAATGTTTTCCTGATTTGACTGGTCCTCATTTTCCGCTTCTTCCTGTTGGTGTTCCATGAACTTGACGTGTTCATTGCATCCGTTAAGTGTTTTTTGAGTCTGTTTTAAATCGGTCGTTAAACGGTCAACTTCACCCTGTAATCTCTCAATCTCGTTATCTTTAGCCTCTATCTTCTGTTTGAGGTCGTTTTTAAGGGTTTCGAATGAATGTTCGGTTTCCGCTGTTTCCTCGTTAATATTCTCTTGATCGTCTGCTGATTCTTCAATGTCGTTCTCATTGTCCTTAGCATCTGAAGCGGGTTCAGGAGTAGGTTTCGTGTTATTCGATTTGCGCTTCATTTTATTATGCTGCTTTTTAATTTCGTCGAATGTTAAACCAACAAAGCCCCATCCATTCTTAAGTGTGCTTAGTTTTGATTGTGGAATTCCCATGAACTCAGCTATGTCCTTATCCTTATAACCCTCTTCCCGCTTCTTAACGTAGAAGTCAGGAGTCTGCTTTTTAATCTTCGCATGTTCCGCTTCATCTAATTGATATGTTTTAACGTCACTATGTGGTGATGTATTGGCCATATGATTCACTCCTCATTTTTAGGATCGTACACATACCTTCTGCCACTAATATAAACGACAGTTGGTATGGCTTTCTTGACTTTAGCAACTTTTACGACTGGTCTATACTTGTCGCCCTTTTCACGCATTAGTAACCACTCTCTTGTCGATCGTGATTGACTTGGTTTTTATCGAAGTAGGCTTGTTCAACTTGTTCACTGTTAAATTCGAGATAAGATCCTAAAAGCAAGAAGTTCCTATAAACCTTTTCCCAAACGTTTTGAGCGTTGTTTGCGTATTCTTGCGTTGCGTTCCAGTATAATCCTGATACGGCTTTGTTTAAGTATAAGAATTGGTTGGTTATTGAGATATCTCTTGCTAGGATTGCTTCTCGATTAATCTGTTTTTCGTTAACGGCTAATTCAATCCCGATGCTAATTAAAAAATGTAAGCAATCAACGTATTCTTCTAAGAGAGGATAAGTGAATTGCTCGAACGGGCCTCCCGGATCAGAAAAAGCAATAGATCTTTTGACCCTTCTCGGATCCTGGTCCTCGCTCCAAAATTTAAAGCCTCGCCATTCATTTGCTAATTCACCCAACTCAACTTGCAATGCTAGTATTTTTCTGGGTAATACATCCTCTTCTTTTAAATGAGGTTTGCTGTATATTATGTGTTGATCAAGCTCACGCTGCGCTTCAAATAGTTTAATTAGATTCATTGTTATCCTCCTCTAACGCTTGTCTTGCTGTTTCCCCTTCTTCCCCTTCAAATTCGCCTGTACTCCACGCAAAAATCAAGTGTTCTCCGTTTGCATAAAATTTTAACGCTTCACGTAACCGCTTATTCTCTTGTTCCAATTCCTCAACACGTTCAGCTTGTTTTATAAGCCATCGAATATCGTTAGAAAAATGAGTTTTTCCGTTACTTCTAGCTACTCTCAGTACAGTAGCAGAAAGCCTCTGCTTTACTTCTTCTAACTCTTCACTCATTTAATCACTCCGCTTCCTTAAAATTTCAGCTAATTCTAAAGCGTTTTGACCTCTTATGCATGTACCATCTAATAATTGAACATAAGCTTCATTCGTTCGACCATGACCACAACAAGCATTCATAGTTCCTATTAATGTACCCAGACATGCGTCATGACCTTCTGGTGTAGCCCATGATCCGCAATACCCGCACTCTCTATTTTGATTCTGTTTTCCTACTTCACAAGTTGGTTCTTTCGTATCCGAATAAACCCATTGACCGTTAGTGTACTCAATGTCGTGGCCTCTCATTTTTGATCGAGCTGTCATTCAACCATCCTCCTTCAAATGCTCATCTACATATTCGATTAACGATTCTTTCGGCACTATGATAACTGAAGGTTCTTCATCTTCAGTTGAAGCGGAAATAAATATATACCCTTTGCTTTCCATGAATTTGACTGACTCTCCAGCTAAACCTTTGGCGTTAAATACATCACTCATTCAATCACTCCCTTTCAAATGTAATTGTTTCGCCTTCTCATCAAACCGACCTTGTTTATAGCCATTCCAATACGCTTGCTCCTTTTCTCTTCTAAGCCGCATAATTGTTTCTCTATATTGCTTTAGTTCTTTTTGTGCAAAGTCAAAATCAGCTTTCAAAAGTTTGTATTTGGTTGACTTCATTCAATCACTCCCTCAATCGCCCTTAACATCCACTGATATTAATGCAGGTATAACGAGTGTCCATAAAGGCATTAAACTACCCGTCACAATAATTCCAGTTGATACAGCTATCGAACATGATAGCCATATCAAAGCGTAAGCCGTTGCTACGTGCATTTAATCACCGCCCAACCAACATTTCTTTAAATTCTTGCTCGTTAATCATTGGATGAACACAACGAACAGTATCTTTTGAAAATAGTGCCTCATATTTATTGCCTTTAACAATTCCGATAAAATCATCAACTAGAAGAACTTTATCACCTTGTATATAGAGAACTTCAAATTTTGTTCTAACTATAAATACCGACATGTATTTCATTCCCCCGCTTCAGTAATGACTTCTCTTTCCTGGTACCAACAGTTATCGTGAGGATCCGCTTCTGGAATCAAGTCTCGTTCATAACCAACTCGTCTATTTGCTCTTTCCTCGTTTGTATAGACATCTAATACGTCCACTTCTTTCTTTTCGTGATCTTCATAAAGAACAATAAATACGTTCATAATATGCTCCTTTCTACCGCACAACCTGGTCGGTAAGTTCAATAAATCCTGTATATTTTTATAATCTTTCGGAATACTACTTTTATAATAAATAATAATGGAGTGGATAAATTTGATTAACGAAAACCCAAACAACAATAATACTGATCAAGAGGCGTTACTTAACAATAAAAATTATTCTCTATTTGGTTTAGCTGTATCAGGAATATTGTTAACAACTGTTTACACAGCGGTTTTAGCTTCTCAACTAATGGCCACTAAACAAAAGGTTAATTATCTATATTACAAGGAAAAATTTACAGAAAATGAATGATTAATTCCATGTCTTTGTCTCTTCTTTATTGCACTTAATCAGTCTTATTAGCACTAAATTATTCTCCAATTATCATGTACTCAGCCTTTACTCTAACTATTTCATAATCTAGTTCTTCGGTAGCTCTAATCATACCAAGTGTTTCATCTTTCATATGTTGCCAATCAAAAATGTACTTTACAGCGTCTGCTAGATCATCAGTTTTAAAGTCTCTTAAATGACCCGTATAAAAAGTGCCGTCTAAAAACCTAATAACGTAAAATTCATTCTTTCCTAACACCGTTTAATCACCACTTTCCGCTTCATGTCATGCAATCCTGTTAAACGTTTGAGTAACCAATAACGACGATTGTTTCATCGGAGTTATGTTCAAGTCTTTCTACGACGTCTTTATATTTATCAAAGATCACCCAACTACCATTGTTTTTCTCTAATTGATCAGGACTTTCAACATCTTTAAGTAGCTTAAACACTTCCTCGCTGTCTTTTTCACCGAACTCGTTAATGGGTGTCACTAACCCGTCCTTTTCCACATCCTTTAATTCCATGCTTTCTACCCTGGTGTCTGTTACGTTTTCGTTATACCAATTTTCGATTCGCTCGAAAGTCACGGCTCCATTGCAAGCCAATATTTCACTCTCATTAACCTGAACTACCTTCCAACCCGTTTCAGTTACCGTCTTCATTTATAAAGCCTCCCAATTATGTTTTTTCGATTAAGAACTTCCGAAAGCACGTCTCACACAAATAACTTCCCCAGTACCTTGCAGCACGTTTTTTGCACTCAACACATTGGTTCATAGTTTCACTCCTTCGCATCATAAGCCACAGAAGTTAACATGTGACTTGGTTATTGATAGCTTGCGAGATCATCTTCTTCTAATTCTTTTAAATCTATAGATACAGCGACTTTAGCTAATTTTGGTCTGGTTAATTTTTCGACACGTCTCACGTTATAAGCAGTTGCTAACCATTTAACACTGTCAGGTGTGATGCCTAATTCTTCAGCACACTCTTCCTTCGTCCCCATAACCAATAGATCATCACCTTGATAAACGGCATATTCTTTTGGCATATTGGTTCCTCCTTACTGCTTTATGTTTTCTGCTTCACTTTCCGGAATCGATAACTCTATCGCTCCCTCATGAATCATAACGGGCTGAAAACCTAGTAATACTGATTCTTTTACGATCGTTAGCGTTTTATGATCTAAGTGTTTTTGACAGATTGGACCAACACCACGATCAATAGATTCGTTATCTTTTAACTTTCGATTGCATACAGCACACCGAAGCAATATCTTCTCCAATAAACACACCTCATTTAAACAAACACAATATAGTCAAAATCTTTAGGTTTACTCTTATACACGTTGACGGTCGTTAGGAGTTCTCCGTCCTGGTTTCGGTTCTTATCTTCTTTCACATATCGCTTATTTGTTGATTTCGCCATGTTACCGCCACCTTTATGCTCAATGTTTCCGCATGAAGCGGTTCCTAGTTCGATTTATGGTTTTGGGCTTTTTCGTCTTTCGGCTTATGCCAGCGCCAGTCTTTAACGTGATAGGGTTTGTGCTTTGGTGGGTTCGTTCTATGCAGCTCTGCTAATTCGTCATCCGACAATCGATAGGTTTTAACTTCCGAGCTCATCTTGCCACCGCCTAACTTGTTCAAGTTTTGTTTGAAAATCAGAAAACATGCTGTCGTATAGCTGCTTAACTTCTTTGGTGCGTACTTCGTGATGGTAGCTAACTTTTTGCTTGGATTCATGATGGAGATAGCACTCGATCAATGCTTGTTTAACACCTAATATTTGCTTTTGTCTGTCCATCCGCTTCACCTACTAGAACCAAGGATGTTCTCGAATATCTTTTGCACGTTCAACACTTAATTTGCTTGCTAATCTGTTATAGCTTAAGTGCTCCAAAATTGAAGCATCATGACCATAAGAGACGAGTTCTTCAATCATATCCTCACGTGTTAACGTTGATGGTTCTCTCATCCGCTTCATCACTCCTAACTAAGATGGTTAATGCTCTTGGGCTAAACTGTTTGCGCTTAATAAAACCTTTTTCTTCTAATCTTTCTAAGTGGCCATGAACCGTTGAAGCGGATTTAAGGTTAATACCTGATGTGATTTCGCGTTGCGACGGGGCATATCCGTGTTTATCCTGGAACCGTTCGATATAGGTTAAGACCGCTTTTTGCATCATGGTTAAGTGCATGTGTCTGCCTCCCATTCACGAATTTCAACTTCAACACGAGGTTGATCGTCGTAGTATTTTTCAATGTGGACGTTAACGACTTGGCTATCGTCGTGCCATATAATGCCGTTCAATCCGTCTTTGATTGCTTTCAGGTAATTATCGACATCAGGTTTGGTTGTTGGTCTTAGTTGACCCTCATCAATCAGCTTGCGTTTGTATTTCGGCATGGATTTAGGAATGGGTCGATAAACCCTAACCGTTAGATCAATAGGCCCTTTAAATAGATTGCTAGGTTTATGTTGTGCAGCACTTAGTTGCACGTAATGTTTATAGTGTTTTGATTTAGCTGGATCGTACATGCGCGCTTGACCTTTAAATGTGGTTGCTCTTGCTCGTCCTTGCGCAACAGGTTGTCCGTGTATCGTGAATGCAATCATGCGTTCATTACCCTCTTTCGTTCCGCAAATACACGAATATCACGTCCCTTAATAGCCAAGTGGCAAAGGGCAAATAGCACTTCCCATTCGTCTCGTTTTAATCCCTTAGCAATAACTTCCGGTTCGTGTCCTTCGTTGTACTGTTGCTCAATGTATTTTAAATCTTGCTTTCTGAAAGCAAACTCTTTATTTTCTAAAATGATGACCCAATCTTCTTCTGGATCCAGTGTGTGATAGGTGCCTTTGGTGTCTGTTCTGAATTCACCTTTGTGGCGTGTCATATGTTCACCCTTTCTTTTAATCTATTGAGTGCCATGGAAGAATGCCTTTAAGTCCGTCACGTTGGCTGGTTCTTCCGCTTCATTCGATTGCGTTGATTCTTGCTGCTCTTGTTGTCTTTGTTCTTTATGCTTAGCAAACCACTTTGGTATAACGTCTGACGTTTGTTTAGGAGACGATCGTGACTGCTTCGTTTTTTGCTTATTTTCACGGAACTGCTGTTGGTAACGTCTAGCATCGTCAATTGACTGAACACCTGCACCTTTCCAGTTGTCTAAGACGCTTTCAATAAACCGCGTGCCTTTAGCTTCTTTTTGTGCAGCCACTTGCATAGATGCCATTAGGAGTTCGTAGCCCCATTCGTCAAATAGCTTTTCTATGACTTCGAAGTTAAAAGGCGATTCCGTTATACCTTGTTGGCAGTTGTTTTTGTAGAATTCAATAATTTCTGCAAACGCTTCTCGATCACGCGTGTTATTATTATTAGATAATTCTTCTTCATTCTTCTCATTCTTTACATTCTTGTTTATGTCCGCGACCTGTTTCACTTCTGGGTTACGTTCTGTTTCTTTTGTGTTACTTGAAACAGATTGGGATTGGTACGTTTCCCAATTTAACAAGGTTATAAGTGTGTATTGTCTGTTACCCTTACCACGTTCTACTGATATCATAGACTGTTTTTCTAACCATTGGAGAATGGTTCGGACTGTTTTAGGATTAGGCTCTTTCCACGTGACACCTTCGTAATAACCGACCCCTTTAGCAATATTGCGAACGGAAGTAAGATGTTGCCCTGGCCTAACCGTTATAACGCTACCGTCTTTAAATGGGACCTTTCGTTCTTCGTGGTTAACCATATATTTCAGGTATTGCCAAACACGATGGTACATAGGCGGCATGGACCATATCAGACTGTCTAATTCTTGACGATAATCTTTGATGAAGCCCTTCATCATTTGCACCTCCTTTTTAATAGGGGATAGACGTGACAAACGTTGCTCGTTGTTGTACAATATAATTGTTGAGCTTGGTTTGATCACGATCTATCGTGATGAATCATTTAAAAGATTCATAGGTTTCTAATAATTTTAAAAGCGATGTGCACTTGTCCTATCAGTTATAAGTGCCGTCGCTTTTTATTTGTGATAAATCATTGTTACACCGCCATATCAACGTTATTTTTTATTGCCATTTCCTTAACTACAGATAAATAAATCTCAGTCAATCTAGCATCATCAGCAATAACATCCATCTTGGTCGTTTTATCTATTTTGGATTTAGAAGCCCCTTCAAACGCCATTTTACGTTTACGATTAGTGAGCCTAATGGACAACTGGCACTTCCCTCTTTCTTCTAAAATCTCGTAGCTCTCTTTTCGCACATCTTTATAAGCGCCAAATCCGCCACGTTCTTGCGCAATCTGATTAATAATTTTATTAACCTTTTTACGCCACTCATTCGGGTGAAGACTAAGTAATTCGTTAATGTTATCCTGTTTCTCTTCAACTGCTGTTAACCGCTTCTCCTGTTCGACCATCTGATTAACAGATTGTTGCAGTATTTCTAATTGAGACTGTGGTTGGTTATAAGAACCTGTTTTTCTGATTGCTGGAATAACGTCATGTGTGATCCAACGTTTAAAATTCTTTGCTTCCGGTTTTCTACTACCTAGAACTAGATTGTATAGACCGAATTCATTAACTACATTTACGCTACCTTGACGACCTAACTTGAAGTTAGACCGTTCATCTTCATCTAATCGGCTAACGACTTTAGTTGGATTGCTTAGATCTAAAATCTCGCAAACATCTTTAGCAACAAACCAAGGTTCATTATCCTTCTCAATAATTCTTAACTCTTGTCCTTCAAAAATCTTTGTTAATTGATTCATAGAAATTGACACTCCTTTGTAGGATTTTCCTCCTTCCTGTCGAAATACCTTAACAGGAAGGGAGGTGTAAAAATGGCAAAACATTACTACTTTAATAACAACATTGACAAGAACGGAAATCACGAAGTGCACGAAAGAGACTGTGGACAAGGTGCTGATCGGGATAACCGAACCTACATCGGTTTCAAGAACGACTGTCACGAAGCTATTAGGTCCGCTAAAAGAGATCACCCTCTTAAGCCGTTTGACGGTTGTAGATATTGTTCACCTAATTGCAGTTCTGATTAATGCGATCCCGCCTTTAAATAGGCGGGTTATTTTATTACAGCGTCTGAATGATAAAGATCATAAACGTGACTCTCCGCTCTGGAAAGCAATTCGTTTAATTGTTCTTGAGATAACTTTTCATCTCTAGCAAAACGACAAATGAAATCAGTCAGCTGCTGCTCTTGTCTTTTTTCATGATTCGGGTCGAACAATGGCATTCTGTTCACTCCTTTCATTCACCACTTGATTTTCTTAATCATCACATGGTTTAATATAGGTACTCCGTGTTATGCGAACATTGGAATATACCAGTCTTTCAAATTTAACCGCTTTGCCGAGCGGTTATTTTTTTGTGCTATAAGTGACATCAGATTCGATTCCGTCTTGTTCCATCTTTGTTACTATGCCTTCCAAGTAATCAACATACCCAGCTTCATCCTTTAGCTTTTGGATCCGCTTTAATGAACGCTCAATATCTTGATTGACTCTAAGCGCTTGTTCATATTGCTTTATGCGAGTGTACTGATTTAGTAATTTGAGTGAGTCATTCACACAACGTTCTTCGACTTCAATCGTCCAACTCAATTCTTGCTTTTTAGCACTGCTCATTTTGACACCTCCTCTTCATGAATCATTAATAGATTCATAGTTTTTCTTATTGTTTCAAACGATCTAGTAGTTCTTGATTATCACCTACTTCAATGCGATGCTCGATTGGGTAGATGTATTTAATTTTATTGCACTTCAATAACTGTATGGCTGTTCCTTTACTCATTTTGTTCAACTGGTTTCCACTGTAAAGAGTATTGAATGTTGCAATTTTAAAGGGTGTGTCGTCTTCATCAATGAACAAATCATTTACTTCCAACTTCGGCTTTTTCCGTCCTAACGCATAGAACTGTTTTTCGAGTTCGGTTGCGTGTCTGATGTCCTTCCCGCGAACAAATGCACCACGTTTTATATGGTACTTAGCCTCTCCGCTGCTTATTTTGTCAACTTCACCTATTATGTCGCCCGAAATAAATTCTGCACCACTTATTTTCGATACTACGTCACCAACTTCAAACTGCGATTCAACCTCATAACCTTCAATCCATGCCCTTGCAAATTCTTCGTGTCTTAATTTGTTTAAACAGTTGTTCTTATTCTCTTCAAAACCATTCCTAACTTTTTGCTCTAAATAACCATTAAACGAAATGCCTGTTTCTTTTAATATTTCGATTGCTGTCGACTGCTCATGTGTCAATGTCACTTTACTCATTTCGTTTCACCCTCCTAAAAATAACTCACAATCAAAACCAGTAACGCTAATGCTAGAGCGCTTGTTATACCTTGTAATCTGTAATTCATAATCGACCTTCCTTTCGTAACCGATCTAATTCAGCTTGATTATTCTTAAACTGTTGAAACGCTTGACGCTTGCTTTCATTACGTTTGTAAATAAATTCAGGTGCCAATGTGATTACACTCCTTTATAGGCTTATAAAATATAAAAATGTTGAAATCGCAATCGTACAAGCTACCGCATCTGGCCATAAGCTTTTAGTCTTGTACATATTCATCCTCCCTTGTGTAAATAGTGCTTCCAATGACATGGCAGTCATCGTTAGCGCATCGTGTCTTAATCATTTTGTGGTTTTGATGTTTGAATGACTTTCCTAAGTGCAATTCATGACCACATTGATCGCAATATAGCTTCTCTTCATCAGATTGATTAGATGTCTTCTTCATTTAACTCACCTTCCTTTTCACTAGGTCCAACTGCCATCTGATACTCAGCATTAAAAGCTTTCATGAAATGCTCTGCTTTCTCAATCGGTACAGAAAACATCACCGTGTTTGTTTTGTTATCCATTACTTTGAATAGAATGCGATTTTGTTCCGCTTCTATGTCAACCTTTTGTGCACCACCTAAAAAAGTTGTGATCATGTTTAATCCTCCTTTTGCTCTTCAACCCACTTCAATAGAAAATCTTTCATTTCCTCAGCTTTGAAGTACCATTTACCGCCAAGCTTCACTTTCGGGCAGTCTGGATGATAAAAGAACGTCTTTTGAATGGTAGACCAACTCATGCAAGTACGACGGGTCAATTCATGTTTATCCCATAAGACCAAATCGAAGTCGGCTTCATTGAGCCGCTTCTGTATTTCGTCTTTTGTCAACTTCTCGACAGTGTCTTGATCAACATTAACTTCAATCATTCATTACCACCTCTTTTTCGGTTTTTCTGAAATTCACCCTAAAAAAATATCATCAACTTTAACACCTAAAGCGTTGGCTATTTTTTCAAGAGTTGAGTAATGTGCTTTTCGTAAGTTATTTACGTTCATTTCATATAGAATGATACTTCTGGCTGATACGCCGGACTCGCTTGCAAGCTGTTCTTGCGTCATTTCTGCTTTAACTCGTAACACTTTTAACTTTTCTCTAGTCTTTGTTGTCACCAAAAAACACCTCCGTTCAACAATTTATACCCCAATCTTACACTTCGGTTTTTCTGAAGTCAAGTAATATTTTCAGAAAATCTGAAATAAATTATCAAACTCACTTCACATTTTATGAAATTAGTTGTATAATTCAATTAAAATAAATTCATGGAGGAAGTATTAATGAGTAATGTATTCAGCAAAAATCTTAGGTACCTTAGAAACAAGAAAGATATGGATCAAGATGAACTAGCAAAGCTTTTAGGAAGAAAAAGCTCTTCTTCTATTAGTGAATGGGAAAAAGGAACCTACACACCAAAATCAGGAGTTTTATCTGATATAGCAAAAATTTTCAATGTTAATTTAGAAGATCTAATGAATGAAGATTTAACAAAAGAGATATCAAATATTAAAAATATAACTAAAATAACGCCAATTCCTATTCTGGGTAAAGTAGCCTGCGGAGATCCAATAGATGCTGAGGAAAATATAAAAGGTTATACTTACGAACTTCCAGATACGTTGCCTGTAGGTGAATTTATATGTTTAGAAACAGTTGGAGATTCAATGCACCCAACGATACCAGAAGGTTCTAATGTAATTATTAGAAAGCAACCTGATGTAGAAAGTGGTGAAATTGCAGCAGTTTTATTAAATGGTGATTTGGAAGCAACTTTAAAGCGAGTAAAGAAACAGAAAAATAATATAGTATTGATTCCAGATAATTCGGATCACGATCCAATCATTGTTAACGAAGAGTATCCAGCTAAAATTATCGGTAAAGCTGTTAAATTTACTCAAAATCTTTAGGAGGTTTGATGAATGGGTATATCACTAAATGAGTACAAAGAGGGCCTGTGGGAATTCAGATTAACCTATTATGACCCTATAACTGACCAACGAAAAGAGAGATCTAAAAGAGGATTTAAACGCAAAAAAGATGCAAGAATTGAAGCTCAACGATTAGAAGACCAGTTACTGAATAATTTTGACACAGCTAATCATAACATGTTGCTTAAAGAATATATGGAACATTGGTTAACCGAATACAAAAAGGATGTAGTTCGTAAAAACACTTACAAACTACATCAAACTAATATCAATAAACACATTATACCTTACTTTCAAAATATAAAAATTAAGAATCTTAAACCGACGATGTATCAAAAGTTTCTGAACCATTTATATAATGAAGGATACGCAAAACGAACTGTAGAGATCATTCACGGTACACTGCGAAATGGTTTAGAGAAAGCAAAGCAATTAAATATTATTGATCGAAATCCTGCTGAAGGGGCTACGATAAAAGGTAAGAGTAAAAAACAAACCATTAAATTTATTGATTCATCAGATATATCAAACTTTCTAACAGAAGCTCGTCAGTACGGTTATATTTATTGGATGTTCTATTACTTCTTGATCGAAACAGGTATGCGCAAAGGTGAAGCTGCAGCTATTCAATGGTCCGATATTAATTTCAAAGAGAAGACAGTTCGAATCAACAAATCATTAGACTTTCAAGCGTCCACTAATGATCAGCTGTTTGGCGATACCAAAACATATCGATCAACCAGGACTATCACATTAAGAGATCCATTAATCGATAAATTAAAGTTCCATCTGAAATGGCAAAATGAAAATAAAAAGACGTTTGGTGACTTGTATCATCATGATTTCAATTTGGTCTTATGTCGTGATGACGGTAACTACATGCCTAAAAGCTCACTATTCAATTCTTTTGAACGCATATTAAAAAGAGCTGGATTACCCAAACTACCTATTCACTCTTTGCGTCATACTCATGTTGTTATTTTAATGGAATCTGGTTGGAATGACTACAAACAGATTCAAGAACGTTTAGGACATGGTAGTTACCAAATCACAGCAGATGTTTATGCTCATATTTCTGACCGAATAAATCAAGAAGGTATGCAGAAATATGATGATTATATGAAAACAATCCTAAAAGAATAA